TGGAATTTACAATCGATAAATTATCTCCATTCAGATATTTCAGTATTAAACTTAATGGTACTTCAACAACGCAAGTTTATCCGCCGAGATTAAAACAACTTAGAGTAATAGCATTGGCATAATATGAATATCAATAAAGTTGAAGGTCATCCAAATTACGTAAGAGATGATGCTACTAAAGCAGTTATTAATACAAATTATAACGAATATAAGAATTATATTTTAGCAAGAGAAGCAAAAATAAAAGAACAAGAAAGATTGTCAAATATTGAAATGGAAATAGATGAAATTAAACAATCTATTAAATCTATTATGGAGATGTTAAAAAATGAACCCAGATAAAATAATTTTGGAAAATATTGGAAAAATGTTTGAATATGAGAAAATCTCAAGAGAAATAGATAGTATAAGTGATATTGAAAAAATTAAAGATATTGCAAAATCTTATGTTAAATTATACTTTAAACAACAAGAAGTTATAGCAGGACTATAATGGCACAACCATCTACAAGACAAGGATTGATTGATTATTGCCTAAGAAAATTGGGGGCACCAGTTTTAGAAATTAATGTGGCACAAGAACAAATTGAAGATTTAGTAGATGATGCCATACAATTATTCCAAGAAAGGCATTTTGATGGTGTTTATCAAACATATTTAAAATATCAAGTAACTCAAGAAGATATAGATAGAGGAAGAGCAAAAGGATTATCTGGTGTAGGTGTTTCAACTGTATCAGCATCTTCACCTATAGGCACATTTAATTTTTACGAAAATAGTAATTATATACCAATTCCACCACATATAATTGGAATTAATAAAATAATGCAATTTGAAGGATCAAATTCAATTTCAAGTGGAATGTTTAGTATTAAATACCAATTATTCTTAAATGATATCTACTATTGGGGATCTACTGAGTTATTAACTTATTCAATGGTTAAAACTTATTTGGAAGATATTAATTGGTTGTTGACCACACAAAAACAAATAAGATTCAATAAAAGACAAGATAGATTATATTTGGATATCGATTGGTCAAGTTTAAGAGTTGGGGAGTATATAATTATTGATTGTTATAGAATGTTGAATCCATCAGATTATGAAAGAGTTTGGAATGACTCATTTTTAAAACCATATTTAACTGCATTAATTAAAAGGCAATGGGGTCAAAATTTAATTAAATTCCAAGGTGTTAAACTTCCTGGTGGAGTAGAATTAAACGGAAGACAAATATATGATGATGGACAAAAAGAATTGGAAGCAATAATAGATAAGATGTCATCTACATATGAACTTCCACCATTAGATATGATAGGATGATATCATGTTAAATCCATTTTTTTTACAAGGTTCTAAAGGAGAACAAAATTTAGTTCAAGATTTAATAAACGAATCTATACAAATTCATGGCATAGAAATATATTATATACCAAGAGCATATATTACATCCAAATCTGTAATTAAAGAAGTCGTCGAATCAAATTTTAGTAGTGCATACCCATTAGAAGCCTACGTAGATTCATACGAAGGATATGGAGGACAAGGAACTATTCTATCTAAATTTGGAATACAAGAATTAGATGATTTAACTTTAATTGTATCTAAAGAAAGATTTGAATTATATATAACTCCATTAATAAAAAACGTAAGTAGTTATAAACTTACATCTAGACCAAAAGAAGGAGATCTAATTTATTTTCCACTTGGAGATAGATTATTTGAAATTAATTATGTCGAACACGAAAAACCATTTTATCAATTACAAAAAAATTATGTTTATGAGTTAAGGTGTCAATTATTTAGATATGAAGATGAGATTATTGACACTGGAATTACTAACATAGATGATAATGTAGAAGATGCTGGATATATTCAAACTTTCACTATGGTTGGAGTTGGATCAACTGCAACTGCTGTTGCATCCACATTTAATGGTGGAGTTAGATTTATAGATGTTACAAATAGAGGATCCGGTTACACAACTTCTCCAAATGTTGCTATATCATCATCACCATCTTTTAATGGAACAGCAGTTGGTATTGCTTCAATGATTGGTGGAATTGTTGACATATGCGAACCAGATGGAAAATTATTGAGAGTCCAATCAGTAACATTAGTAAGATCTGGATATGGTTATACAACTCCACCAAAAGTAATCTTCACTGGAGGAGGTGGGGTAGGAGCAGCTGCAACAGCAATAATAGCGGATGGTGTAATTGGAATTATTACGGTTACTTCTGGTGGATCTGGATATACTACATCTCCAGCAGTGACATTTAATACTGCAGTTATAGGTCAAACAGCAAAAGCAGTTGCAATCGTTGAAAATGGAAGTATTTCTGAAATAAGAATTTTAGACGGAGGAAGGGGATATAATTCAGCACCAAATTATATTGCGCCAGTCATTACAATTGGACCTCCAGTTTTAGTTGGACTTGGGACATATAAACAAAATGAAGTAGTTGTTGGAAGTGCAAGTAGTGTTACTGCAAGGGTTAAAACTTGGAATGCAGTTACAAGAAATCTTGAATTGTCCAATATCACTGGAAAATTCCAAAAAGGTGAAAATTTAATAGGACAAACATCTGGAGCAACTTATCAAATACAAGCAATAAATACTGATGATATTAATGATCCATACGCACAAAATGATGAGATCCAATATGAATCCAATTTAATAGTTGATTTTAGCGAAAAAAATCCTTTTGGAAGTATTTGAAAAAATATTTTTTATTAAATAGTTAAACTACAAATTTTTAAAATGTTTGAGTATTTTTATCACGAAATTTTAAGAAGGACTATAATTTCTTTTGGAACCCTTTTTAATAATATTTCAATTCAACATAAAAATGATGCTGGATCTGTTGTTTCTATGATCAAAGTTCCTTTGGCATATGGACCAACTCAAAAATTTCTTGCTAGATTAGAACAAGAACCAGATTTAAATAAACCGATTCAAATGACTCTTCCTAGAATGTCATTTGAGTTTGTGGGTTTAAATTATGATAATTCTAGAAAAGTTACAACAACTCAAACATTTTTTTCTAAAAATGCATCATCTGAACTGAAAAGATCTTATATGCCAGTTCCATATAATATGGAATTTGAATTAAGTATAATGACGAAGCAGAATGATGATATGCTTCAAATTGTTGAGCAAATTTTACCGTATTTTCAACCAGGATTTAGTTTAACTGTTGATTTGGTTGATCAAATTGGCGAAAAGAGGGATATTCCTATTATTTTAAACAATATTAATATGGATGATGATTATGAGGGAGATTTTTCTACAAGAAGAGCATTAATTTATACTTTGAGTTTTACTGCTAAAACTTATCTTTTTGGTCCGACATCGGATACTACTATATCAAAAGATATTATCAAAAAAGTCTCTATTGGATATGTATCTGGGGAGTCTTCATCATCTGCGAGAAGAGAAGTTACATATTCTTCTGAAGCTCTTGCAACTAAGAGTTATACAAATAACATCATAACATTAGACGAAGAGACTTTGAGAATTAAATCTATTGATGATAATGAAATTACTGTAATAAGAGGTTATTATGGAACTACTATTTCTCAGCACGTATCTGGAACTGAAATTAAATTAATAACAGATGCAGATAATGATTTAATTAAACCTGGAGATGATTTTGGTTTTAGTGGAGCATTCTCGTAAGTATGAAAATGACAAAAAAATATGAAAAGTTAAATGACGTATTTAATGTATCTTCTGAAATAGTTGAAGATTCTATTGAGATTGCATCTTCCGCTGTTCCTAAAGAATTGGAATCTTCTATTGAATCTCATCCATTAAAGAATGACATTAAAAAAGATTATGAATATACCAGAGGTAATTTATATTCTATCATAGAAAAAGGTCAAGAAGCAATTAATGGAATTCTCGAATTAGCACAAGAAACAGAGCAAGCGAGAGCTTATGAGGTTGCAGGTCAATTAATAAAAAATGTTGCAGATGCAACAGATAAATTGATGGATTTGCAGAAAAAACTCAAAGATATAGAGGAAACAAAACAAGTAAGTGGTCCAACAAATGTTACTAATGCACTTTTTGTTGGATCTACCGCCGAACTATCTAAACTATTAAAGGCGCAAAAACAAAAAGAAGAATAAATATTATTATCATTATTGAATGTTCAATGGGTAAACAGTTTAAATCTCACAAAACAGTTGAGCAAATTGCAAAGAAACATCGTTTAGAAGTTTCTTTCATAGAAAAGCAACTTAAAATTGGAGAACCTATTGAGCACGAGCATACTCAAGATCATAATCTAGCAAGAAATATTGCTCTTCAGCATCTAGACGAAATTCCCGATTACTATACACGTTTAAAGAAAATGGAAGCATCTGCAAAAAAAGAACATAAAAAGTTTAAAGACGTAAAAGAAGATGTTTCAATTGAAGATATGTTTGGGAATACTTTTGCTGAAGTAATTGATTTGATCAAAGCAGAGAAACTCAAA